CTGGAACAACAACTGTGTTACCTGCTAAGTCATTTGTTAAACCAGCTGGATAGTAAACACCTAGGTATGGACTTGCTGTTGCTAGTCCTGTGCCTGTTGCGTTATTGTTCCATGCGCTAATTGCTGTAGAAGTTGGTTCCAATGTCATTGGTGTATCACCGATAACAAAACCTGTGTTGCCACGATCATCGTTTAACATTACTAAGTTGTCAATCAATTCTGGATAACCAGGAGCAACTAATAAGTTAAAGTTGTAATTATCTTCACGAATGTCAACGTTACTGTCAACTGCGCTTTGTAATGCAGCAACTACTACACCACGTTGTGCAGCAGAACCAGCTTTTAACGAACCATCTTCGTTTAGGCCACTTACGCTTACCCATGCATCTTTTTCAGTTACTGTACCGTATGTGTTTGCAGGGAAACTAGTTTCGTTGAAATAATTTGCAACAAATTTCTTAATGTTGTAACCACTACGACGTGTGTTAAACAATAATGTACCACGTGGGTATAAACGATAATCAGGAGCATCAAAGTCTGTGTAATCGCTTGTTAACAAGTCTGTAATTGCTGGTAAAGCATCGCTAACAACATTTGTAGAATCATCAGTTGCCCAACGTGCATCAGCAAACACAATACCATTGCTTGATACATGATCTGTGTTGTCAACTGCTACCCAAGTTGTACCTGTGTAGCGACTCAATGCTGGATAATTTACTAGGTCGCTAGTATCTAACCATAAGTCGCCAGCTACTAAAACAGTATTATCGCTTTGTGCTGTTGGCTTAGAAGCAGACATAATAACACCTAGTGGATCAGTTGCAGCAGAACCAGAACCGTTTAATACATAACCACGTGAGTCTGTTGCTACGTTCTTGTAACCACGCCATGCTGTACCATCATTGATCATGATGTCGACTGTTGTTGGTGTGCTATAATACCAGTATGTACCATCCGCAGGTGCGCTGTATGGAACACTTGTATTAAATTTAACATTGCTTGTAAATGTTACAAAACTGTTAATAGTAATTGTGCTACCGTTTGTTGTTACGTTTAAGTCAGGTGAGCTTGCAAATCCAGCAGCAGATAAAATGCCGTCTGTGTCAGAAATTTGGATTACACCACCCGAAGTATGGCTAATAGTTACTGTTGCATGAGTGCTGTCAACTTGAGTAACTTCTGCTGTTACGTAAGGAATATTAGCAGCTAAAATGTCAGCTACCAAAGAATCTACAGTTGTTAATGTAGTTGTAATTGTGTAGCCTAAGAAGTTAGTTCTTGCGCCTGAATCAGATGCTAGTTTAGGAGCATTTGATAAAGCCTTATCAATTGGAGTTGCGCTAGCATACAAGGTAAACGAACCTGTTGGTAAACCTGTTGTGCTAACTACGCTACCTGTGCCCTTTGTAATAACATTGTGCATCTTGCTAGCAAGACGGAAATTATTAGCTGTGCTATCAGTAACTTCAATTGATGTAATTACTGTATCAAACGGAATATTAATGCCGCCGCCCACTGGATCAAGAACTGTGATTGCATCAACGGATGTACCAACCATTGGTGCAGCTACAGGAACCCAAGAGTCTGTTGCCAAACTGTATTTTTTCAATGATGGGCTATAACCGCCACCAGTTGATGTTGTTTTCCACCAAATAGAACCTGTTGGGTACACACCCCAGCCATTGCTTGGCTCTTGTGCAAAAGTGCCATAGAAGAACAATGGTGCATTGTAAGTACCAGCATATATGCCAGTAACTGATAATGCGTTACCTACGCCGCTACTGCTAAGAACTAACTGTCCATCAGTTGCTAGACTAGTAACATAAAATGCTAATTGGCCCGCTGCGGTTTTTACTGCTTTTACTTCAGTTTCACCGTATGTATTAACTAATGTAGTGTTAATAAATGTAGCAAGATCGCCTGCATCTGTGTAGTCGCTACCAAGTGCAATAGTATTTCCGTTAATGGAAATGCTAGTGCCGTTTAATGCCTTGTTACTACTAGTAATTGCATTTGTGCCCACAGCAACAGGACGTGATAACTGCCATGTGCGGCTGTTTACTTGTACCCAATTTGCAACACCACCTGAACCAAATGCATCTTTGCTAGCTTTGAAGAATAAACGAACTGTTTCGCTACCATCAAATACTAGTGCATAGCTACCAACAGCACCAATTTGTGCTTTTGGTTGTGGAGGTGAGTCTGTTGTTAATTGTGCTGTGTCTGTAATTAATAATAATTTAGACTTAATGTTGCTGAATGTTGATGTTGTAGCATCAGATTCGTAAATACCAAATTCTGTGTTAGCTAAATCTAACCAGTATGTACCATCAGCGGCATTGCCTGCTGGACGTACACCAGTACCTGTTAATTGTGCTAAGTCAATGTCAGCACGGATAGCAAACAATTGATTTCCTAAACCAAGAGCACTATACGCTGTTAGCAAACCGTATTCGTTTAGTTCGCTACCGTTAATCGGTGTACCAGCAGAACTTAACTGGAATTTTGGTGTGCCCATTGCTGTTACTAAGTCGCGTTGACTTGTAAATGATAATAATTTACCAGCGTTTGCTTTAGTTGTTCCAACAGCCAATGCATTGTTATATGTCTTGTTTTCTGCTGTAGCTACTAAAACTAGTGGGACAGAGCCTACGCTTGAGTTTACGTACTGACTCTGATCGTTTACGGAAATCGAAATTCCTGGGGATACTAGTGCCATGGTTATATTCCTTTATATTACATGTTAAAGTTATTTATTATAAAGGTGCAAAATATGGAGGTTACAGGAGCCTTTGGGAAGGTTTGTTGCCGCTTGAGCCGCTAAATACAGTATGTTGAAGCGTGACCTATGTCCTATCTGTCAAATAAACCTAGTTGCTGTAAACTATATCAGCGAAGGTATTAGACATTACCGCAATAGTTGTAGTGCTTGTATTCGCAAGGGCAAAAAGCTCAAGGCGATCCCGCCAGCTTGGGCCAAGAGTGGCTATAGGAAGAAGGATCGTTGTGAGATGTGCAACTTTAAAGCTAAGACTTTAAAGCAACTGTTTGTGTATCACGTTGATGGTAACTTAAAAAATGTAAATCCGTTCAACTTGAAAACTATATGTGCTAACTGTCAAATTGACATATTAGGATCCAGGGTGCCGTGGAGACCTGCTCCTATAGTACCAGATTTTTAATGCTAGTATAAAGTTCTTCAATAGTACCGTTGTTATCAATTTCGACATCAAACTTAGTACCAATCCAAGCGGTTTCGCTAACGTGTACTCCCAAGTCCTTAAGCATTTCTTGAGCAATAGGAGCACCGGCATTGGCGTTTACTGCTAAATGGTACCATACAGGAATATCGCCACGTTTAACCCAAACAATCTTGCCACCTGCATTGCGGATACTGGCTATTTCGTTCGGGAAACGTACATCGCTAATAACAGTATTATCGCTACGTCGGCTTAGACGTGCTTCTAAGGCAGCAATCCAAATATCGTCATGGAATGCTTTACGGCACACTTCTGTGCCCCAGTATTGTAATACCCACCGTGGAGTTAAGTCTGGCATGTTTAAGCGGTTAGCCCACCATGGATCTACTTGTTCGCGCCAAGCACGGGCTTCGGGTGTGCGGCCTTCTAGTAGCTCTCTATCCCAGCCAAATACAGCCGCCACAGCATCTTTAAGTGTGCCAGCAAAACTATCCCTACGAAATCCATGAAAACCTACTAGATAGTCAGCAATAGTGTCTTTGCCCGACCCAATAAAACCGCATACGCCAATAATCATAAAAAAGCCCTCAATATATAAGGGCTATTTTTACATATTTTAGTTAATTTGTCAATTAACCTGTTATCCAAGTTAACGGCTGGCTTCCGTCTACGTATTCTTTTAGGTCTTGCTCTAGCTTTTCCATTTCAGCTTGTGCTTCAGCTACCATAGCAGCACCGTTTAGGCTTGCTCCGCCTTGTGGGCCAGCAATACTACTAAACTTACTGTATGCTTGTCCTAAAATACGTTTAGCAAACGAATACGCATACTCTTGTATCCAAGGGAAAGCATAAGCATCATTAAAAATCATTTGATCTGGCTTGGTGTTAAACACCCAAAGTAGTACAGATTCTTGTTGATTTAAATCTGGGTTAGCACCTTGCCAAGGCATCTTACGAACAATGGTTAATTTCTTAGTAACCGGATTAAATGTAAAGTTCATAAAGCCGCCAAACATTTTCATAGCTAACTTTTGATAGTCGACAAATAACTCGTAGTTGGTTAGGCCACCAACACGACCTGCTACTAACATATATGTGTTTAAGTAGCCTGAGCTAAATGGCTCAAACTGGCTAGCACTTGTACCAGTAACACTACCGATACCACGTCGGAAAATTTGACGTACTTGCTGTATTTCTTTAGGTAGTATGTACTCTTGTGTCTCAGGAAGCAAACGTAAATTGACGTAACTTTCTTCTGTAGAGTTTTGTGCTTTTTGGCGGTACTTGACTAGAGCTTGCTTAATGGCCATCTCATAGTGTTCTTTTTCTAACTCAACATCAACAATGCCATCGCCTAAGCGCATACGTACATAGTCTGTAATTTCTGCACGTTTAGTGTCGGCTGAATCTAGTACAGATCCGTCAAATGCTATGTGAGCACCGGACTGGCTACCTGTATTGGCTTGAAACAGGCTTGGTGCGTTTACGTTATTTTGACTATCGTAACCGGTTTCGGCTTGTGGTGTGTTAGGGTATGGTGTGGCCATTGACTACTCCGTTGTTACAGTATTTATTACTGAACGCGAAGTAATACGATATCTGCGTTGATGCGCCCGTTGAGTTTTGTTTCGGATGCTTTAATATCTTCAAGAAACCTACGTAATTGTATCTTAGTAGCCCTAGAGAATTCTTTCAATGTATCGGCTGGTTTGCGGAGTGTTTTTGTCACGGATTTATGCTCATCGAAGCCGATAATGCCAGTTCCCTTGACGTTTAGAGGTCCTTTTAAACTGTCAGCTATATACTTGCCTAACTTGCGAGTTTTAGTGTTATAAACCCATAGTTCTTGGGCGCCAATTATGTCTGCAGGATTGATACTAATCAAACGAAGAACTTTATCTTCCTTGGCATATTTGAGCTTGCTAACTACTTTTTCTTTACTTACACTTTTAGGAGCTCTAATTTTCTTTGTAGCTTTTTTCAAGCCACGATACTGAACAATGTCATTTAGTATTTGGTCCAAGAAAGCAAAAATACGTTTAAAATCTGCGCCTTTGTAATGACTGTACCCTTCTGTTATCTGCTCATCAACTTTTTCGTATGCTTGACGTAGTTCTTCGAATCGTGCTTGGTATACTGCTTCGTATTTGCTGAGCTGGCTCTGTGGTACATTGTTAGCGACAAAATAATCGTAAGGCTTAAAGCTATACTTGCTGTTTTTAATAAATTCATCATAGTGTCCTTCGAGTTCACCAATGGTATCGGCTGTTTTTTCATTCATACGGTCTTGAATAGTAGGAACGTATGCTTTGGGTGCTTCTACAACAACTTCTAATACTTCTTCCTCTGTTGGGCCTCCTGCAATACTTTTAATAATATCAATATCAATATATTCAAGGTGACGCTCTTGTAATGGCATACCTTGACGGTGTGCCATAATAAGTCCACATGTGGTCATTGTTATTGTACGGTCGCCGGCACGTTCAAATGCACGGATTTCGTCTTTGTCAAAGTCCTTAACTTCTTTCATCCAGGCTACTACGTGCTTTTTCAAATCCTTTTGACTAAAGAAGTAATTATAATAGTTTAAGCTCTTACGCATAAAGTGGTCGAACTGTTCGAAGGGCATTTCTTTTGCACGGGCAGTATCCCATACTGGTTCTTCACCTACATACTTTTCATCAAGTAACAAACTATTGCGAGGTGCTACCTTTCTTGTTTTACTTGCTTTACCATTAATTTTAATATTAGCCATTTTGTCTTTCTCTTACTAGAGGTTTATATGCGAATTTGTTTGCATGGGCATCATATAGTGCCATGTGCGGTTTCCATCCTATTGTATCTCTTTCCAACCAAAACCAGTCTAATGCTTGTTGATCTAAATCGCCCCAAATATTTTTAGTAGTTAAAAACATCGGACGATCTTCGTCGGGTAGTAATAATAGCATCTTTGCCATTAAATACCAATCAGTGCTGTAGTCAAAACAAATAGTACACTCTTGCTCGTAAGGTTGCAACCATTCGTTAAGTGCTCTAGCTACTTCCCATTGGGTGCCTTCGACACGATTTTTGTGTTGCTTTAATAATGGCAATACCGTTTCGCGAACAAACCCGCTACAGGCTTCTTGTCTATAGTCGGTTAGTTCAGCATAGAATTCCCGTCCGTCTTCGGCTACTAGGCCGATTGCAATCAAGTCGCACTCTGCTTCAGGGAAATCGGTAAACTCGGTATCTAAAAATATTAACATAATGCTATTATACTTTAATTATCATTTGTCGTCAATCTAGCTTAATAATGTAGCAAAAGTAATGTATTGTTCCATTAAATCTAAACGGGTACGCAAATCTGTTTCAATTTCTGTATATTTTGATGTGGGCTTATTGTTCCTGCGACATTCTACTAATTCTTGATCCAATTTATCCCATAATGCTCTAGCAGGGCGCCATAAGCGTCGCATATCCTCCCGCATATTTGGGGGTATTTCTATAATTTGGAAAAATATAGTGTCCAAACGGTGTTTTAGGGTAGAATTTGACTCCATACTGTATTATATATTAAAACGATTTATGGGTCAACTGCCGATAAATACTACAAATATTAGGATTTAGAATGTCACGATTAAGCCTTTGGAAAGACGGAAAACATACAAACGATTATAAGTTTATGGATAGACGCATATCCGAAATGTTTACCATCGGCGGAACTGGTGTACTACTTAATAAGTACCTTGGACCTATTCAACAAACTGGTAGCACAGATCCTACTGTTCCGGATTACCTAAATCAAAGCGAAAAAAACATACAAGACTTGCTATGGTTAGAAAACCGTGATCGCAAATACGACCAAGACGTGTACAAGATGCGTGGTATCTATCAACGTGCTGATCAAGACTTTGACCTGAGCCAATTTGGATTATTCCTACAAACTGGTACAATTTTTATGACCTTTCACTTACGTGATATGGTTGACATGATCGGCCGTAAGTTAATGGCCGGTGACGTATTAGAACTGCAACACTTAAAAGATTATGATGCATTAGATCAAGATGTTCCTGCTGCACTAAAACGATATTATGTAGTAGGTGACGCTAGTTTTGCCGCAGAAGGCTTTAGCCCAACTTGGTGGCCGCATTTATGGCGTGTTAAACTTAATCCATTGGTAGACAGTCAAGAGTACAAAGATATTCTTGACAACATCAAAGCTGGCGACGGTACAAATACTCCGGTAGGTCAAATTTTAAGTACGCTAGACAAATATCAAGCAATTAACGAAGCTATTGTGCAACAAGCAGAAATTGATGTGCCCACATCTGGATATGACACTAGCAGTATCTATACCTTGGCAACTACTGCTAGCGGAGATCAACCACTTGGCAGTAATAATGCCAGTGCTGACAATAGCGGGATTACCGCAGACAACTCATTACCAACTGCAGATGTTACACCTGCAAGCCCATTAAGAAAAGTAGAAGGCTACTTAACCGGAGACGGGCTTGCTCCAAACGGATTAGTAACTGGTGCCGGGACATCATTCCCACAAAATCCTGCAGAAGGCGACTACTTCTTACGTTTAGACTACTTACCAAATCGTTTATTCCGTTATAGCGGAAGTCGTTGGGCTAAGATTGAGGACAAAGTAAGAACAAATATCACTCCGGGTGCAGATAATAGTACCCAACGTATGAGTTATGTAAATAACAATAACAAGTACCGCGACGGTCAACAAGTAGAACATAACGAACTACAACCGTTAAGTAAAATATTTTCACCTAAGGCCGATAATTAATGCCAGTACAATTTAATTACGATGGACAAATCCGTCGTTTTGTTATACAGTTTATTCGTATGTGTTCTAACTTTCAAGTAGAGTTTGGTAAAAATACTACTGGTAATCGCACACTACAAACTGTACCTGTATACTACGGCGATGTTAGTCGGCAGGCTGCAATGATCCTTAAGGGTAACAGCGAAAATACTTTAAATGCTGTTCCTGCAATGGCCGCATACATATCTGCCCTAGAGTACGATCGCGATCGTTTGCAAAATCCATACCACGAAGGCAAATTAAGAATTCGTGAACGCAGATATAATGATGTAGATCAAACATACGAACAAAGCCAAGATGGTATCTATACTGTAGAACGCATGATGCCTGCTCCATATAAACTAACAATGAAGTTAGATATATGGACTAGTAACACAGAACAAAAACATCAAATCATTGAACAAATATTACCGTTGTTTAATCCCGGGCTTGAAATACAAAGCACAGATAACTACGTTGACTGGACTAGTCTAAGTGTTGTTTTATTAAATAGTGTGGTTTACACCGGTAGAACTGTACCAATGGCCGGAGATGAAAGCATTGATATTGCTACGCTAACATTTGAGATGCCAATTTGGTTGAGCTTGCCTGCTAAAGTTAAAAAGATGGGTGTTGTTGCTCAAATTATTGCTAGCATCTACGATGCCAATGGTGATTTAAGTCCAGATGTTATTACTACTACCGAAGGCTTAATGAGTCAACAACGATTTACACCAATGAACTATGAAGTATTATATCAAGGCGGAGCCGACAGTGGTGTATTAACTTTATATAAAGAAAATGCAACTGCGGCCGGTGGTGCAATTAGTGGTACTAAGGTACCTTGGGACGGTGTTGTTAATTTATATGGCACAGTTGTTAACGGTATTAGTCAAATTCGTTTAACATTTGATTATCCAGATGGGCAACACGAAATTGTTGGTACTGTAACTGCTAACCCAGTAGACAATTCCCAATTAATATTCCATCCGTTTGAAAATACTTTACCTGCAAATACATTGCCCGCAGTTAATGCAATCATTGATCCACTAAATGTAACTGTAAATAGTGATATTTTAAATCCACCTGCTAGAACTAGATATTTGATTTTGCGTAGCATTGGTCAACAAGGATCGGAGTCTCCTGCAGCATGGGCTGGACTTAATGGTAGTACGTTAGTTGCTAATGCAAATGACATCATTGAGTATAATGGTTCAGAATGGGTAGTTTCGTTTGACAGCCGAGACACTGGTGTACAGTACGTATCTAACATCAACACCACTACACAATATCGCTGGACTGGAGAAGCATGGGTTAACGGCTTCGAAGGTTTATATCCAGCCGGTACATGGAGTTTGGTACTCTAAATGACAGACAATCACACTGAAGGATGCGGCGCTTTAGTTTACGCCAAGTCCACTAATCGTTATCTTTTCTTACTACGCAACAAAACTAAACACGCAGGGTCCTGGGGTATTGTTGGCGGAAAGATTGAAGACGGCGAAACTGTAATACACGGGCTTGTTAGAGAAATAAAAGAAGAAATTGGCGTTGACTTTACTAATCGTAAATTTATTCCGCTCGAGACATTCACTGCGGACAATCGCAAGTTTGTTTACTATACATTCTTAGTAAGTGTAGACGAAGAGTTTGTACCAACGCTCAATATTGAACATCGTGGTTATTGTTGGGTAGAATTAAATGATTACCCGAGACCGTTACATCCCGGGCTGTGGAGAAGTTTTAATTTTGATATTATTAAAAAGAAAATTAAAACTTTAGAATCTATTTTAAATTAACCAATATCAGCTTCTAATACAAAACCTCTATAGTCAGTTTGACGGAAGTTTGGTAAAGATGCTAAAGACATTGAGCAAGAATATGTCGGTGTTGGCATTACACGAACAAACTCAACATCATTATAAGTTGTAACAACAGATACTAATGTTTTAAGCCAAAATTCTTGTAACGGGTGATCTGCTTGTTCTAGATAATCATCGTAGCCAAGTAAGAAAACTTTTTTGTGCCCATCAAAGCAGGCCATATATGCAGCAAGAGAGCCGGCATCGTATGGTAAGTTCTGCGGGATAAGATAAAACTTACCAGCGTAATCAGTTACATAACGACCTGTAGTGTAAACAATGTTATCGTTGATATAATCTGATGTTGCTAATTCTTTAATAGTATCTTCGTTAATTGCTATTAAAAAATCTGGAGTAAAAGTTTTATATATGCCATTGCAAGCATAGCTTTGTAGCTTATTTGCACCAAATGGGCCACCTTTGTGATTGGCAATATGTTGTAAAGAGAATCCAGATGATTCTAAAGTTGGGCCATTTGCAATAGCTACAGCTTGTGTTGTAGTGTAGGTATTAAACACGCGATTTGGTACAAACTCTACTTCAGGATTCCATTCGTTGTTGCTCAATGTTAGTTGAGTAATAACGTTTTCGCCTGCGTAAGTACTACGATAAATTTGTTTTAGTTTTTGCATTTAAAATCTTCCCACAACCACTTCAATGGTTTGTATATTATTAGTATTTATGGACTCTAGTGCTTTACCAATGATACATCCAGGTAAAAACTTAGAATTGTCAATTCGTTGTGCCACCCCTGGGGTAGTACTAGTAACTAGTACATCACCTTTAGTAACAGGGCCTTGTACACGGCACGGTAACCGACCAGTTAGTCCCACAGCAACAACATTGTCACCGGTTAACTGGCCATTCATTAAATGTGCTGGATTGGTAGATACTATCCCGGCCACCGCAGTATTATGATCTTGATTGGTTGTTGTTACTTCTTTTTCACCGCCAAACACCAATACTGTGCCTGGAGAATATTCAGCATCTGCTTGGTAGTTTTCTGCTAAGTCAGCATATTTGGCTTGAGTTGACACGCCGTAGAATGTGTTAAACCACAACGTAGCCGAACCTAAGTTACACGTTAGGTTGGCAGTTGGCAATATGTTGTTATAAACAGTAAGCACACCAGCGTTGGTTAATGTCATTCTGGTGCCCATAGTGCCGCTGGCAACACCGTTTTCTGATCCAAAGTAAAACTGGCCACCGCCATAAACAATACCACCGTGACCGCCGGTGCCTGATCCAAATCCTATGCCCGGCGCACTCCAACCTGTTGTAGCGTCTGTAATTGTACCAAGTGCTGCACCAGATATACTCGATGGTGCTATGCTTGTAGTATTAACTTGTAGTCCGGCTAGTGTACCGACTGACGTAATTGCAGTTTGAGCAGCACCAGTTACTGTAGCAGCACTACCATCAATGCTTATACCAGTTAACGATTGACTTGCACTTGCACGATTTAGTGCTATTGCAGTTGTGCCAACATAAACAGTTGAT